GTGGCACGGACAACACGCCCCCTGACCAATACCGAAGTTCTTCGCGCTAAAGCGTTAGAGAAGGATCTAACGCTGCATGATGGCAATGGCCTTTTCCTGATAGTGAAAACCAGTGGAAAAAAGCTCTGGCGCTTTCGTTATCAACGTCCGGCGACAAAACAACGGACAATGATGGGGCTAGGTGCTTTCCCCGCCCTTTCGCTTGCTGATGCCCGAGGGTTAAGAGCGAATTACCTTGCTTTATTAGCCAACGGAATCGACCCACAAATTCAAGCTGAAGTTGCAGAGGAACAGCAGCAAATCGCACTGGACAGTATTTTTTCAACAGTAGCCGCTAACTGGTTCCAGCTCAAAAGCAAAAGCGTTACTCCTGATTACGCAAAAGACATTTGGCGCTCACTGGAGAAAGATGTATTCCCTGCCATCGGTGAGATCCCCGTTCAGCAAATCAAAGCCCGTACACTGGTTGAAGCTCTTGAGCCAATCAAAGCTCGTGGGGCGCTTGAGACTGTACGTCGACTGGTGCAGCGCATCAACGAGATAATGATTTATGCGGTTAACACCGGCTTGATTGATGGCAACCCAGCATCAGGTGTTGGTATGGCATTTGAGAAACCTAAAAAGCAAAACATGCCGACATTGCGGCCAGAAGAACTGCCAAAGTTAATGCGATCATTGGTTATGTCAAACCTATCAGTCCCGACTCGCTGCCTGATTGAATGGCAACTACTGACTATCGTACGGCCCTCAGAAGCTTCCGGTACTCAATGGTCAGAGATAGATTTTGAGGCTAAGCTATGGACAATTCCAGCAGAGCGGATGAAGGCAAAACGCGAGCACATTGTTCCTTTGTCACCTCAAGCACTTGAGGTACTTGAAGTAATGAAACCTATCAGTGCCCATCGTGTACACGTATTCCCTAGTAGGAATGATCCTAAGCAACCGATGAATAGCCAAACGGCGAATGCTGCACTGAAACGTATTGGGTATAATGGAAAGCTCGTTGCGCATGGTTTACGTTCTATAGCAAGTACCGCGATGAATGAAGCTTGCTTTAACGCAGATGTTATTGAGGCTTGCTTAGCTCATTCAGACAAAAATGAGGTACGTAGAGCCTACAACCGTAGCACATACCTTGAACAACGTGCTGTAGTTATGAAATGGTGGAGAAGCAAAGTCAAAGAAATGATGTGAATAACTAATCATCGATGTTGCTTATGAAAGCTGTTATAATAGGCATAAATTGAAAATAGATAGAGAATTATTTTGAAAATCAAAGCAGTAGATTTATTTTGCGGAGCCGGGGGGCTAACCCATGGGTTAAAGCAATCAGGCATTGATGTTGTAGCAGGTTATGATATTGAAGAAACCTGCCGTTTTGCGTTTGAATTTAATAATAATGCAGTTTTTATCAATCAAGACATAACCGTTTTGAAGGGTGAACAGATCCTCAGTCATTTTAAAGATTCAGATGTAACGATTTTAGCTGGATGCGCTCCTTGTCAGCCGTTTTCAACATATGGAAGAACTAAAAACAAGAAAAAAGATGACAAATGGGCATTATTATATTCTTTTTCGCGGTTAATTGATGAAACGCAACCCTCTATCGTCACGATGGAGAATGTACCAGGCTTGATAACACAAGACATATTTAAAGATTTCATAAACAACCTTGAAGGCCATGGATATAATGTTTATTATAAGATCGTTTTTTGCCCAGATTATGGAATGCCGCAAACTCGTAAACGTTTAGTATTATTAGCATCCAAATTAGGTCCTATCTCTATAATTGATCCGACTCATAACAAAAAAATTACGTAACTGTTAAGGATGCAATATTTGGCCTTCCATCATTAAATGCTGGAGAATGTGACAAGCGCGATCCACTTCATAAATGTTCTACTCTTAGCCCTTTGAACATGGAGCGTATTAAAGCTTCAAAGCCCGGAGGCGATTGGCATGATTGGCCGATACACTTGAGAGCACCTTGTCACTTAAAAGAGTCTGGAAAATTTTATAAAAGTGTTTATGGCAGGATGTCATGGAATGAACCAAGTCCAACAATAACCACACAATGCTATGGTTTTGGTAATGGACGCTTTGGTCATCCAGAACAAAACAGGGCAATCTCCTTAAGAGAAGCTGCGATACTGCAAAGTTTTCCGAAAGATTATTTATTTTTCGATAAAGAATCTAGTTTGGACATTGCATCAACAGCAAGAATGATAGGAAATGCAGTGCCGGTAAGGTTAGGCGAGATCATTGGGCAAAGTATTCTCAAGCACCTTTCAAATTAAAAATGGCGTGCAATTGCACGCCATGGGATCGTATATTTTCTAAGCGACGGTCCTGTACAATGTTCTATTTAAATAGTCATCAAAACCATTGATTACTGCTTCTAAATAATTTCTAGTAATTTCAATTAGTTGATTTATGCTAGTCAGTGTCAAATCATCGCCGCATTCTGAAAAAGAAATTTCACCATGTGCTAGCTTATTTCGGGTGTAAGTAATTAATTGAATCACACCTCTATTGTCCTTTATAGGACGTTTCACTGCGGTGTTAATAGCTCGAGGGATATTTAAAGTAAATCCCATTCGCTGAGCTAAAAGTCTTATATTTTCATTATCCCAATTCCCTCCACCACCTTTAGGTATAGTTAATTCAAAAGGAATGTTATCAATAAAATAATTGCAAAGATTAATTGCCTTTTCCAGACGACTTTCTGGTACTAAAATGTCATGAGTACCTGCCATATATCGTACCCATAGTTGCCTAATTTCATCTTTAAGGATACCTATACCATTTTCTCTTACATCATTTTGAATCTGCCTCTCCACAGCTTTAATTAATAATGTAATCGTTGATTCCACAAGATTATACAAATGCATATAAACGTTTGCATATATTGTTTTCTGCAACATGGGAGTTATAACATGAACAGAGTTATTTAGCTGGAGATTAGTTGAGCCGCTAGATAATCCACTTTCCATAAATACCAAAAATGAATAATAAGTATTGATTTCATCAACCCTGTCGCTGAACGTTGTTCTAACTATCTCCATGATTAACTTCCATATTTATTGGTTACGAATGCGATTCTTCCTAGCAATTTCTTCTTAGCATTCGCTCCATCAGAACGCACTTCAGCATTAAACTCGTCACTGCTAGCCCACTCAGTATTAATATCCGTTCTAGTTTTAAATTCTGGGTGTTTCTCCAAAAAATGATATGTTCCAATAGCAATTGCTTCGTAACGAGACCTTGGTGTTGTAGTAGCCTTCTCTGTTTTACGGAAACCTATCGGGAAGTTATTGTTAATGAACTCCATTGTTTCATAAAACCTTTGTTTATAAGCATCAATTAATAATGGTTTTACCCGAAACTCTTCATTCATTTTCTTGATGTATCTAAAAACAAACCTAGAAACATCATCTGCATATTCATCTAACCCATCACCATAAGCAAAAAATCTTGAAACCAACTCTTCTTGTTCTCTTTGATCTTTCTGTTTTTTTGATACTGGAGCTATTTTTCTAAAAAGTTCAGAGTTTGCTAATTCAATTACCATATTCATAAATTCACCGCGAAGTGCACCACGGCGTACCTCTGCAGGGTTTGCAACTTTGCTACCTGTATTTATTCTTTCGAAAAGGTCAAATCTAGATTCTTCATCAGCATATGAATTTAAAGTAATACCACGCAACGAACGATTTAAGATTTTTCTACGCCTTGATGCGGGGAAGTCATTAAAACACATCCCATTTGCGGCTGGTATTTTCTCAAGATTTTGCAAGACAAAATCGTTATAGAGAAAATCCCTTATAGTTCTCAATCGTTGGGAACCATCCACTATTTCCAACTTCCCAGTATCCGGGTCCTCCCAAAAGAAAACAAAAGGAATAGGTAAACCTATAATAATTGATTCTAAAAATTTAGATTTGCGGTCATCCTCCCATGTAAATGCTCGCTGATAATCAGGAACAATATATTCCTCATTCTTCATTTTCATTGCCAAAATTTCCAATGTAAATTCTGACACAAAGTATTCTATTCTCTTAGAGCTTTTAAGTATTTGATTCTCAGCTAAATCAACATCTATTTCCACTACATTTTTTTTGCTCATCCTTTATATCCTTTCTACAAGCCGTAGCACCACACATCAGCATTTTGACAATTAATATTTACTATATCTCAAGCTCATCTCAAAAAGTACCCTCAATCAGCTTAAGAATACCATCAACATCAGTTCATCATTCAGCACTATGTTACTTCCTTCATCTGATACCAGACCAGTCACCGCGCGCAGCCCCGCCCGCCAGCCCGCTTCGCTTAACAGACTGGTTTTCATGCACCCCGTAAATCGTCTCAGAAGCCACCACACAAGGGCTTTCGCGTCAAAAATGGCGCATGAGACTCATGCGTTTTCATGCGCTATAGATATGCACTCATACGCCTTCAGGCCAGCCAAGGAAAAGGCGTAAAAAATCCCGGTACTGGACCGGGACTACGTGGGCGTATTTTGCTAATCAGACAGGAATTTGCTGACGGTTTGACAGCTTTGACGCGGAGCCATAGCGATTGAGAGTTTGCTGTTGTTTTTCCGGTATTTTTGCTTTGTCTGATTCCTGTTCATTGCACCGAGGCTTCATAATTATCGTATCCACGCTTTCCAGTGCGGTAAATGTGCAGGAACATTCCAGATTCTGGCACTGATACCATGAGCGTTTAACCGACGGAGCTTCATAGGCGCTGGTTCTGGCGTGAGCGACCGCGCCACATTCAGGACACTTCAGGGCCATATCAGCACACTCCTTTTTCATTAAGTCGGTTAAGGCGGGCCAGGAAAACTTTATGTTGTGCCGGGGTGAAACTGGCTGAAGCATCAGCGCGCATTGATGCATCCACCGTTAATCCGGTTTCGTCGATAATGCTCTTATATGCTGCTGAAATTACCGGAGTACGGACTTCCGTTTGTCGGGCTACAGCGGTTCGTAATATTTTCATTGCCGCCTCAAGCCCGTATGGTGCACAAAGAAAAGGAGCCAGAGCGTCAGTGAGTGCATCACCATGCTCGCTCATGAAGTTTTCAGTTGCGCTTGTAACACAGCTTTCCAGCACAATCTGGTGAGCATAAAGACCATCCCGGGCGGCACAGTTAATCTGCCATTCGAGGAGTGCAAGACGCTCACGAAGATCCTCAAGTTGGCTGGCATATGCTGCGGGTTTTTCTTCAGTATCCAGCAAAGCAGCCAGACGAAGCTGGCTGGTACTTTGCACATTACGTAGTGTCAGCCAGCTTTTTATTGCCGCGCGGTAATCGTTGAGAGCTTCCTGAGTAATGGTTCCGGTATTCATTCCTTCTCGCCCCCTTTAACCATGTCACGCTGTTTAAGCATCCGGGAACGTGCTGCAGGGCTGGGTGATTGTCTGGCATCCTGTATGGCTTTATCGTCCGCATAAATGCTGATCCCCGGCAGGGCAATATCATCCGTTGAAGATACGTTACAGAACAGTGCCGGAGTGGTGAGTTGCTCGCTGATAAATTGCTTCAGCACACTTTCGGGGTCGTTTACGGTATGAACTACACCGATAACAGAAGATGCGCTTCGGCCCAGAGTCATTTTCAGCAGTCCAAGGATCTGAATAAGTTTCTGGCCGTGTTCCTTCATAAACTCATTCCAGAGCCACACTGCATGAGTTTCAATCAGGTGATTATGTTCGCTGATGTAGCGGTTTGCAGCATCCGCAGTTTTCCATGGCAGGAATTCATTTTCTGCAGCCTGAGCAGCCAGCAAATCTTCGAACTCATCTAGTGTTTCGCGTCCGAGGGCGATTTCTGCCCGCAGTTTTTTCATTCGTGGCGTCATATTCCCCTGATTCTCACGAAACAGGTTTCGCCATTCATCATTAAGCGCCTGCGTCTCCGTTTTTGTATCTTCCTGACGTTTACGGATAGTTTCAGTCATTGCAGCGGCTTCGGTTTGTTTTCGCCGTTCTTCCTGCCAGACAGCTTTTGCTGCCTTAACTTTTTCCACCGCTTCGCGAATTTTCGGCGGGAGGGTGGGGGTAATGTTTGCATCAGAGATCTGGTTAACAGTTGTCATGGCTGCTCCGGTAGTGTTTTGTTGTTGTGTCAATTGTGCCGGGGTCCATACAAGCGCACTACCGAGGAGGATTGTGTCAGTGACTGAACAATGACCTTGTTCTGGCTAGCCAGAGAAAGGTGTCATGTCTGATCTACACGCTTCCTTTAATACATACTATTCACTACTGTTCACTTCAATAAAAATATAGTAAATACATGTGGTTAAGTGGTGTAGTGTTTTAATTAAAGTGATCATCTACTGTTCATGACTGTTCACAGAGATAAAATTAAACATATATTTTTTTTTCATATAAGTCGCGATATTTATTTCAGTTTATTACTGGATCTTTTCTCCTCACCAATATTCACCAGTATTCAATACATATTCTATGTAAAGAATAAAAGATGTCTTATATCTGTTTAATAATTGAACATTCAACCTCCCTGCACTCAGTTGCATTTCAGGAAAATATTCATAAAAATGAATTTGTCTGATGTTCATTAAACACATTCGGATACATGCGGAAGTAAGATGGTAATTTAATTTCTTTAATCATCGGATTTATTGATACATATGGTGAGCTGTTTATTTTTGGCCGTTTTGGCTCTTTTATTAATCAGGTGTTGTCTTAGTGCTTATGATGTAAAGCCCTGAATGATATGGGCTGGTTCAGATTTGAGCTGTGATCCTGCCTAGTGTAATAGACTTTTTTATTATTGATGCTCCTTATTATATTCCATAAAGGAATTGTTTGTTTTTGTTCGTTTCATACGGTTTTTAGCTGTTTTATTTTTTGAGAAATCAACATTTCACACAAAATAAATAAAGCATGCGCGAGCCGCTTATATAAACATAATAAGGAGCTACCTGAATCCGCATGGAATTGCCCGGACTGTTGTAAACATATTAGAGAGGTAGCCAGATGAATAGTATTTCCGTTTCCACCCCGGCACCAGCTGCTCCGGTGCTCCCGGTTCCGGCTCAGCAGGAGCGCTTCATACGATTACCTGAAGTGATGCACCTTTGCGGGCTATCCCGTTCAACCATCTACGACCTTATCAGCCGCGATGCCTTCCCGCAGCAGATATCCCTGGGTGGAAAAAATGTGGCCTGGGTACAGTCGGAGGTCAGTGCATGGATGGCGGCGCGAATTGCTGCCCGCGAGCAAGGAGGCCATGCGTGAAACTTGCTTTGCAGTCTCATCTCCTTTTTTCTGGCTTGCGTCCTGATATCTTTTCCTGGTATAGTTTTCCCGCTGCCGCAAAATCGGCTGCCGGGCGTAGGAACCCGAGTTACTTATTGGCGACACCAGACGCGCCGTGCGTCTTTTTTTACGTCGTTGCTCAGGCACACCCATTTTTCGGGCTGCGGTGCTTATACCTTAGCCCCTTTCAGATAATGGTGGTCCGGGCGGGGCAGCCTTCGGGCTGGCCGGTTTCCAATAAGGCCGGTATTCCTACCCCCGTTCGGGTCACCACCCATGAGCGTAGGAACTCCGGTGGTGGCATTTACCGCTACTTATTGGAGGTTGCCCTTATGGCTACGATCCTCGCCCCGTCACATCCTCAATTTATATTTGTTTTTGCCGCCGTTCGTCGTGCAGAACGTAAACCACGTATCAGTATGCTGCGTATCATCGCCAGCAATGAGCATCATGTACGTCTTTCACTGGTCCATGAGTATGTGCTTTGTCTTGCTGCTCGCCTGCCTGTCCGGGAGGTGATCTAATGAATCACGCCGCAATCTCTTATGACGATATTCTCCGCCTGAAGCATCTTCGTAACGTGGGAGAGTTTGTCACTGGAATGGCTGTTCTTCAGGATTGCTACGAAAAACCTGCCAGTGCTCAATGTGAACAACTGGTTTCCCTGATTTATCTGATGACAGAGCAGCTTGATGGCGTGGTACAGCGTTGCCAGGATGACCTCATGAACATGGAGGTGGTGCAATGAAATCACGCACTCTTTCCCTTTCACTTCGGGTAGCGTTGTATCGCCGCGCGGTAGCCTGCGCCTGGTTGAGTGCCTGCTATCAGCAAAACCGCCATCTGCAGCTCACTCTGGATGAAATTGAAACCGCTATTGCCCGTGAGCTTGAAGGATTTTATCTGCGACAGCACGGGCAAACAAAAGGCATGGAAATCGCCTGCGCCCTGCTTTCAGACCTGATGGAATACGGCCCTCTAATGTCCTGTCCCGCACTCTCCCAGCTCGGAATAGCCGTAATGGATGAGTTATGCGTCCGTCACATCAAAAAGCCGGTTTTACACTGAGGGAGAACTGCGTCATGTCAGGAATGAAAGTCAGTCAGGCCGTGAAGGCTGCCCGCGGTCACTGGGCTCAGATTCTGCCAGCGCTGGGCGTGAATATATTGAAAAATCGCCATCAGCCTTGCCCGGTCTGTGGCGGTAAAGATCGTTTTCGCTTCGACGATCAGGAAGGACGCGGAACATGGTTCTGCAATCAGTGCGGAGCCGGGGATGGTTTAGCGCTTGTCACCAGGGCACTGAATGTGGATATCAGTGAAGCAGCTGACAGGATACATGGACTGACACATGATCTATCTATAGTTAATTCCGAGGTCAGGACGTTAACCGCCGATACCGATAGCGGGAAAGATGCAGCGGCAGCACTTGCCGCGCGACTGCTGCAAGCCTCGCGTGAATCTGCCGGAAACACTTATCTTACACATAAAGGTTTCCCGGAGCATATTTGCCATGAGCTGACTTCAGCTCATAAGGCCGGTGGTGTGATGTTCCGCCCCGGTGATTTGATCGTCCCACTCTATAACGCTGACGGGGAGCTGGTGAATATTCAGCTTATCAGTGGCAATGGTAGCAAGTGTTTTCTTAAAGGAGGTCAGGTTAAGGAGGCCTATCATCTGATAGAAGGGGGCGGGAGTTCTGTAAGAAGGATTTGGATTGCGGAAGGTTACGCCACGGCGCTTACCATTCATTATTTGACAGGAGAAGCCGTCATGGTGGCATTTTCGTCGGTCAACTTTCTTTCTCTGAGCAGCGTTGCCCATAATAAGTATCCAGGATATCAGTTAATTATTGCAGCGGACCGCGATCTGAATGGTTCAGGCCAGAACAGGGCTGAAACTGCTGCAAAAGCGAGTCAGTGTGACATTGTGCTGCCACCGGTTTTTGGTGACTGGAATGATGCGCTTACCCAATACGGAGAGGAATCCACCCGGAAGGCAATTCTTGAGGCTTTGAAGCCACATAACGCCAGTCCTTTCGACACAATGAGTGAAGCAGAATTCACAGCGATGAGTGTCAGCGAAAAAGCTCAGAGGGTTCGGGAGCATTACAGGGATGCACTGGCGGTTGATCCGAACGGGCAGCTTTTATCCCGCTACGAGTCTGGAGCGTGGAAAGTTATTTCTCAGTCAGATTTTGCCCGAGATGTCGCAGCCCTTTTCCAGCGCCTCGGGGCACCGTTTTCCTCAGGAAAAATTGCCTCACTGGTGGAAACATTAAAGTTAATTGTTCCGCAGCAGCAAAATCCGTCACGTCATCTGATTGGTTTTCGTAATGGCGTTCTCGATACGCGAACAGGGCTTTTTTAGTCCGCACTGTAAAGAGAACTGGCTGCGTACCCTGTGTGAAGTCGATTTCACGCCACCGGTAAAGGGGGAAACGCTTGAAACTCATGCCCCGGCATTCTGGCGTTGGCTGGACCGGGCCGCCGGACACAAGCCAGCAAAACGCGACATTATTCTTGCAGCGTTATTTATGGTGCTGGCGAACCGCTATGACTGGCAGCTCTTTCTGGAAGTGACTGGCCCTGGTGGAAGTGGCAAAAGTATTCTGGCTGAAATTGCGACCATGCTTGCTGGAGAGGATAACGCCACCTCTGCGACCATTGAAACGCTGGAGTCCCCGCGAGAACGTGCGGCTCTGATAGGTTTTTCTCTTATTCGCCTGCCTGATCAGGAGAAGTGGAGCGGCGACGGCGCCGGGCTTAAGGCTATAACTGGTGGCGATGCAGTATCTGTGGACCCCAAATATCAGAATGCTTATTCAACACATATTCCGGCGGTTATTTTGGCCGTAAATAATAATCCTATGCGCTTCACTGATCGCAGTGGTGGTGTGTCCCGCAGGAGAGTTATTCTGCATTTTCCTGAGCAGATAGCACCGGAAGAACGCGATCCGCAGTTGAAAGATAAAATTGCACGAGAACTGGCTGTGATTGTTCGTCAGCTCATGCAGCGTTTCAGCGATCCGATGAGCGCCAGAACATTGCTTCAGTCGCAGCAGAATTCTGATGAGGCTCTCACCATCAAGCGTGATGCTGATCCAGCATTTGATTTTTGTGGCTACCTTGAGGCATTACCTGACACCAACGGCATGTTTATGGGGAACGCCAATATTGTCCCGCGCCAGCCACGTACGTACCTTTACCATGCCTATCTCGTATACATGGAGGCTAATGGCTATAAAAACACCCTGAGTCTTACGATGTTTGGCAAAGGGTTGCCAGTCATGCTGAAGGAGTACGGGCTACATTATGAGAAACGGCGAACTAATCAGGGAATGCAAACTAACCTCACTTTGAAAGAGGAGAGTAATGCAGACTGGCTGCCCAAGTGTGATCAGCCAATATTAAAATAACGATTAACTGACCCGGCTGATGCCGGGTTTTATTTTTGCTGGCACAAGAATGTAGAGTTATCTGTTCACTCTTCACCGTACAGTTAACTTCTATTTCCTTGATTTTGAATGGTAAAAATCCAAAGTGAACAGTGTGAACAATTTATTGAAAAAAGAGTTTTTTTGAATATAAAGAGACCTATTTAGCGTGATTTTTTTAAAGTTCAATAAGTATTGAACCCCGCTATTGGTATACACTTAGGTATACAAACAAAAACAACTTAAATAAATAACCAATTAAAACATAGATATAACATACAAATTCAGACTCCGCCAGCCCACCAAATATTGATACACTGACGTTCAGTGAAGTACAGAAAGCCCGCACGGCACAAGCCCTGCGGGCTTTTTTACATCTATTGCCGCCTGGTGAGGATTGCTGAAAGCCTCACGGGCATTGACGTCAAATGACGCAATGGGTGACAGGGCAAAACGCCAAAAGTCTCATCAATAACTCCCGAAAGAATTGGAATACGAGAGTCAAAGAAAATAGAACACTCACTGAGAGTCCTGCCTGGCTGGGGCAAAGCTCGCAGTCAGACTGTCGAGCATAAAGATAAGCAGTTGCCCGTGAGACGCCAGGATGTTGGGCTACGGTATCCATAGATTTACGAAGATTCAGCAGACCTTCTTTGCGAAGCTTAATGATCAATTCTTTTCTGTCAGCTGCTTTAAGCGTCCTGGCCGTAGTGGCACGAGCAGCGGCGAAACTATCTATGCGCTGTCGAATGGTCTCTGTTCCTCCAGGAGCAATATTTTTTCACGGAATTTTTTATTACCGTAGGCGTTATTCAGCGTAGTCCGAAGACGTGATCCTGCTCACCCAGTCAAACATAACTTGCATATGATTGCCATTGGATGTCCTCACACCAACCTGACACGCATTTACGCCTGTCGTTTTGCCAGTCAAAACCTGTCCATACTTCATATAGATTTTGATACCGACTCCCTGTTTATAGCACTTATTGCAAATCGAGAAATAATCTCTTCTTGATGGAGTATATTGCTGAAGATTAAATTCGTCAGCCGGCACCAGCGAAAGATTAAAAGCGTCATTACCTGATAATTCTTCAAGAATTGCCAGAGACTCTAATTTAACTTCAATGCGCTTATTTCCTTTAGGTTTATCCGAAGCCAGAATCAAATTTTCCCTCGGATTAAACTTCGCAATGTAGCCTGTGATTATCCGGGCATTATTACTCACCAATCGAACAGGGATATCATTAAAACGTAGAAATTGAACTCGACGAGCAAGCATAGAATAATCCCGCGGCCATATTTCAGCCTCTCGCCCGTAGGAAATATCATTTACAGCTATACATTCCATAAAGATATATTCATCTATGCTAAATGAAAAAGCCCCGAATTCACGGGGCTGAATAAAACGAAATAAATTAACGTAACAGAGACAGCACGTTCTGCGGGACCTGGTTAGCCTGCGCCAGAACGGAAGTACCGGCCTGCTGCAGAATCTGCGCGCGAGACATGTTGGAAACTTCGGTCGCGTAGTCGGAATCTTCGATACGGCTACGCGCTTCAGACAGGTTGTTTACGGTATTGCCCAGGTTGGTGATAGCGGAGTTGAAACGGTTCTGTACCGCACCCAGGTCAGAGCGCAGCGCATCCACCTGCGCCAGCGCGGCATCAATTTTCTGCAGCGGGTTTTCGGTGGTTTTAGCGGCTGCTTCAGCCAGCTCTGGTTGTGCTTTGAAATCATGACCAGCGGCTTTGCTGGCATTGTAGGTTTTACCGTCGATAGTAACGACTTCGGTTTTACCATCTACGCCACCCAGTTGGTTAGCCGCTGTTTTGGTAGTGCCGTCAGCAGCAGTATAACTTGTGGTTTTAGCTTTAATTGCTCCTGTCGCTTCATCGTAATCTGCAGCGTAATACTTATCGCCAGCTTTAAGCGCATAACCGCCTTCAATTGTCTTACCATTTTTATCGGTATAAGACATTTTGACCAATGTCGCGGCATTTGCATCCGCAGATGAAACGCCCCCATCTTGTAAGGCTTTTTTCGTGGCAGCATCTGCTGCTACAGGAGCATTAACCTGTACCTTAGTAACAGCGGTATCACCTGTAACAGTAGATTTAGTTGGAGTAGCACCGAATGATACAGCCCCTGTAGCACTATCAACGGTAACTTCATATTTACCATTTTTGGCAGTATCCCCCGCATCGGTATAACCACTTACAGTGGCATAATATTTACCATCCTTAAAGGATACGGCGGCAGTCAATGTATCGCCAGTTACTGTCGGGTTGCCTAATGCAGCTTTAATATCAGTTGCAGTTGGTGCCGTAAGCGCCTGAGTACCATCACTATAGGTAGAGCTGATAACGTCTGTCGCAGAAACATCATACGCTTTCTGCACGTTCAGTGAATCCAGACCCAGGGTCTGCGAGTTGATCTGCTTCAGATCGATATCGATAGTTTCACCGTCGTTGGCACCAACCTGGATGGTCAGGGTGTTGTCCTGCGCCAGAACTTTCACGCCGTTGAACTGAGTCTGGCCGGATACACGGTCGATTTCGTTCAGGCGCTGGGTGATTTCAGCCTGGATGGAGTCGAGGTCAGACTGGGAGTTGGTGCTGTTAGCAGACTGAACCGCCAGTTCACGCACACGCTGCAGGTTGTTGTTGATTTCGTTCAGCGCGCCTTCAGTGGTCTGCGCAATGGAGATACCGTCGTTAGCGTTACGGGAGGCCTGAGTCAGACCTTTGATGTTCGCGGTAAAACGGTTAGCAATCGCCTGACCTGCCGCATCGTCTTTCGCGCTGTTGATACGCAGACCAGAAGACAGACGCTCGATAGCGGTGCCCAGTGCGGACTGGGATTTGTTCAGGTTATTCTGGGTCAGCAGCGACAGACTGTTAGTGTTGATTACTTGTGCCATAAAATTTTCCTTTTGGAAGGTTTTTGATAAAACAATCTCCCATGAGAAAAGCGACTAAAATTCTTCTTTATCTGATGTAAAGGAGAAAATCATGGCTACTATTGGGTATATTCGGGTGTCAACAATTGACCAAAATATCGATTTACAGCGTAATGCGCTTACTAGTGCAAATTGTGACCGCATTTTTGAGGACCGTATCAGTGGCAAGATTGCAAACCGCCCCGGCCTGAAACGAGCGTTAAAGTATGTAAATAAAGGCGATACTCTTGTCGTCTGGAAATTAGACAGACTGGGCCGCAGCGTGAAAAACCTGGTGGCGTTAATATCAGAATTACATGAACGTGGAGCTCACTTCCATTCTTTAACCGATAGTATTGATACCAGTAGCGCGATGGGGCGATTCTTTTTTCATGTAATGTCAGCACTGGCCGAAATGGAGCGAGAATTAATTGTCGAGCGAACCCTTGCCGGACTGGCTGCCGCCAGAGCGCAAGGACGACTGGGAGGGCGCCCTCGGGCGATCAATAGACATGAACAGGAACAGATTAGCCGGCTATTAGAGAAAGGCCATCCTCGGCAGCAATTAGCTATTATTTTTGGTATTGGCGTATCCACCTTATACAGATACTTTCCGGCAAATCGTATAAAAAAACGAATGAATTAA